TAACATTGAATTAGAAAACAAGTCAATCATTGTGGCGGCTGCAACATCTTCAAGTGCTATTCGAGGTGGTTCTTACAACATTATTTTTCTTGATGAGTTTGCTTTCGTGCCTGCTAATATAGCAGAGATGTTTTTTAGCGCTGTGTATCCTACTATATCATCTGGACAAAAAACAAAAATGATTATCGTATCTACACCATACGGTATGAACCAGTTTTACAAATTATGGACAGACGCAGAGAATAAAAGAAATGATTATGTACCCATAGAAGTACATTGGTCAGAGGTGCCAGGTAGAGATGAAGCCTGGAAAGAAGCAACAATTAGAAACACCTCACCCGAGCAATTTCAACAAGAGTTTGAGTGTGAGTTTTTAGGTTCTGTTAATACACTTATTAGTCCAGCAAAAATTAAAAACATGGCATATAGTAATCCTATTCAATCAAATGCAGGATTAGATGTGTATGAAAATCCTAAAAAAGGTAACACATATGTATGTACAGTTGATGTCGCCAGAGGTGTATCAAAAGATTACTCAGCATTTGTAATATTAGATGTAACACAAATGCCATTTAAAATTGTTGCAAAGTTTCGTAACAATGAAATACGACCATTACTATTTCCACATACAATTCAAAAAGTGTGTACGGCATACAATCACGCTCATGTATTAGTAGAAACAAATGACCTAGGTCAACAAATTGCAGAAGCATTACAGTTTGAATTAGAGTATGACAATCTATTAATGACAACTCAAAGAGGTCGTGCTGGTCAGATATTAGGTGCTGGATTTAGTGGCAGAGGTTCTGGTTTTGGTGTCAAAATGACAAAACAGATTAAAAAAATTGGTTGTGCTAACATCAAAACACTTATCGAATCAGATAAAATTTTTATAAATGATTTTAATATCATTGAAGAGATGTCTACCTTTATAAGAAAAGGTCAATCTTGGCAGGCTGATGAGGGTAGTACAGACGATTTAATGATGTGTTTAGTTATTTTTGGTTGGTTATCTAATCAACCTTTCTTCAAGGAGATGACTGATACAAACGCAAGACAAATGTTATATGAAGAACAACAATCATTAATTGAACAAGATATGGCGCCTTTTGGCTTCGTAGATGACGGTATACCTGACCATGAGAAATCGGAAGTAGATGAGTATGGTACAGTCTGGCATCCTGTTGTACATAAAGGCCTCTAATTTTAGTATCTTATAAATATCAGTAAGGTTGAATTTTGAATATGGGCATAAGAAAACTTATGAGTATTGACTATTTTAAAATAATTAGCTAATTAAAGGAGAAACCTAATGGCATTTCAAGTATCACCAGGTGTTCTCGTACAGGAAAAAGACCTTACAAGAATTATACCAGCTGTTTCGACTTCTATCGGTGCTGTTGCATTCCAAGCAACGCAAGGACCGTTAGACGAAGTAGTTAGTATATCTAGCGAGCAAGAATTAGTAAGCAAGTTTGGAAAACCTAACTCAACAACATTTGAGGGATTTTTTACAGCTGCTAACTTCTTAGCATACTCTAATTCTTTAAGAGTGGTTCGTGTACAGAATTCATCTGTATCAAATGCTACCGAAAGTGGTAGTGCATTTGTAATAAAAAATACTACTGATTACCAAGATAATTACGCAGACGGCTCAGCCTCTGTTGGATTATGGGCAGCTAGAACAGCTGGCGCATTTGGAAATAGTTTATCTATTTCTACTTGTCCATCTGCTACTGTTTATGAAGAAACTAGTAAGACAACTGTAAATGACGCCTCTACAACTGTAGGCGACACAGTAGTTACTGTTACTTCAGCATCCGGCATAAGTGTTGGCGATATCGTAAATTTTGGTGACGAGTACGAGTATAGAGTAGTTAGTATATCAACTAACGACTTAAACATAGTAAGAAAAGACGAACCTCAATATTTCGGAGTTTCAGACTCTTCAGGTTTACATGCAGTTATCACAAACGGTGCAGCTGTAAGACGAAGATGGAGACATTACGACCTATTTGATAAAGCACCAGGTACATCACCTTTTGCAACATCATTAGGTGGGTCAAATGACGAATTGCATATTGCAGTCATTGACGAAGATGGCGCAATCTCTGGAATTAAAGGCGAAGTTTTAGAAGTGTACGGAGCAGTTTCAAAAGCTTCAGACGCTAAAACTCCACAAGGAGATATCAACTACTATCCAGATGTAATCTATAATAAATCTAGTTACATTTATTGGATGGACCACAACGCTTCAGGTTCAAACTGGGGTAGTGCGGCTTCCGGAACTACATTTACGGATGTAACAACTGTAAGTAATGTATCACTACAAAGTGGTGCTGACGGAACAGCAGCAACAACAGCTCAGAAATTAACTGCTTATCAAAAATTTGCAGACGCTGAAACTGTTGATGTAGGTCTAATCATGGCTGGTAACGGTGACGCTACTCACATTGATAACTTAATTACAATTGCAGAAAATAGAAAAGACGCAGTTGTATTTGCTTCTCCTGAGAGAAGTGATGTCGCTGGTGTAGCAGACGCAAACACACAAAAAGATAATGTTATAGGATTCTTTAATGCAATTCGTTCATCATCTTATGTTGTTTTTGATAGTGGTTACAAATATATGTACGACAGATATAATGACATGTACAGATATGTACCTTTAAACGGTGACCTTGCTGGTTTATCAGCGAGAACCGATTTAGTCGCAGACGCTTGGTTCTCACCAGCAGGACTAAACAGAGGTATTATCAGAGGAGCAGTTAAACTTGCTTTCAATCCAACTAAATCACAAAGAGATGAATTATACAGAGCTAGAGTAAATCCTGTGACAACATTCCCAGGACAAGGTACTGTATTATTCGGTGACAAAACTGGATTATCGGCACCGTCAGCATTTGATAGAATCAATGTTAGACGACTGTTCATCACTTTAGAGAAGGCAGTAGCAACTGCTTCTAAATTCCAATTGTTTGAATTCAATGATGAATTTACAAGAGCGAACTTTAGAAACATTGTAGAACCTTTCCTAAGAGAAGTACAAGGTCGAAGAGGTATCACAGACTTCTTAGTAGTATGTGATGAAACTAACAACACAGGTGAAGTAATTGATAGAAATGAATTCATTGCTGAGATTTTCATTAAACCAGCAAGAAGCATTAACTTTATTACTTTACAATTTATCGCAACCAGAACTGGTGTCAGTTTTGATGAAGTTGCAGGTTAAGGGGAGAATAAAAAATGGCAAACATTAATGACTTCAAAGCTAAACTTGCAGGCGGTGGCGCTAGAGCCAATCAGTTTAAGGTGACCATGCCTTTTCCTGGTTACGCACAAGTTGGTGGCGAAATAGAAGACCTTGCTTTCTTATGTCGTTCAACATCATTACCAGGTATGACTGTACCTAGTTTTAATGTTCCTTTCAGAGGAAGAGCGATTAAAATAGCGGGAGATAGAACAATAGAAGATTGGTCTGTTACTTGTTACAATGACACAGATTTCAAATTAAGAAACGCATTTGAAAGATGGTCAAACGGTATCAATAACTTGACAGATAACGAAGGCTTGACTAATCCAGCAGATTACCAAGTTGACGCATTTGTTGACCAATTGGATAGAAACGGAGCAACAATTAAGAGTTACACTTTAAGAGGTGTTTTCCCTACAATTATTGCACCAATCGAGTTGACATATGACGAAGCTACAGCGATTGAAGAATTTGCTGTTACTTTTGCGTATCAATACTTTGAAAGTAACACTACTACATAGTATATAAATAGTAGTAGTAAACTAAAGGAATAATATTATGGCTGAATTATTTGGATTTTCTATCACTCGTCAAAAGAAGACGGCGGATCCAAAACAAAGCTTTACACAGCCTCAAGCGGATGATGGTACACAAACCATCGCCGCTGGGGGTTATTTTGGTCAGTACCTTGATATGGAAGGTACTGCTAAAACAGAGCAGGACCTAATACGAAGATATAGAGAAATAGCATTACACCCCGAGTGTGACATGGCAATCGAAGACATTGTTAATGAAGCAATCGTGGCTAATGAATTAAAGGATGCTATTCGTGTATCTTTAGATGAGGTTCCATTTGGAGATGTTGTTAGACGAAAGATAGAAGACGAATTTAAAGAAGTATTAAGGTTAATGAACTTTGATACAAAAGGTCACGACATATTTAGAAGATGGTATGTTGATGGCAGAGTTTATTACCATAAAGTAAT